GTTGATCGAATGGTGGTGGGTTACTACTTAAAATACGGTTGGAAAACTGCATTTGCATCACCTGAAAACAAACCAACCTTTTTACATACACATAAATTAATAAGAAAGTTAGGAGGTTGGATGCCTAGTAAAGAAGACATAGGTACAGAAAACTGGAATAATGTTATTTCTAAAGTTAATGACAATTTTTATTTTATTGAGAATGAAAGATATGATTTAGATGCAGTACTCGCTAAAGGAGCTGAGCTCGTAAAGCGCAAAGGTATTAAATGCTTAGTTATAGACCCTTACAATAAAGTCAAAATGCAAGGTGCTAGTGCAATGAGTATACCTGACGCTACAATGGAATACCTAACCCGGGTTGAAGCTTTTGCTAAAAAATATGATGTACTCGTTATTATTGTTGCTCACCCTACTAAGATGTATAAAAAAGAAGATGGTACAATTGATGAACCAACTATGTACAGTATTAAAGGCGGTGGTGAATGGTATGACGCATCATATCACGGCTTACTTGTTCATCGCGATTATAATAGGAAAACCGTCAAAGTTAAGGTGCTTAAAGTAAAGTTTCAAAACTTAGGTGAAAACCAAGCTGAGGCTCATTTTAAATGGGATAATATAAGCGGGGATTATATTCCTATTGAAGAACAGATAATAGATTCTATGCCATGGGAAGTGGATTAAAAAAGAAAAGTAACTATAAAGGTTTAATGGGTTATGAACCTAGTCCAGAGGAATTAAAGTGGTCAAGATACTGCATCCGCAATAACATTAGAATATCGCCAAAGCCTACGCAACAAGGGATGTATCCAGAGGAATGGCGTATTGAAGTGCGTATTGGACCTTATAAAAAAGGTGAAAAAGCTTATTTATCCCCCAATGTATACACAGCAGACAATATTGGGAGGGAATTATATAATATGAAGAAATACTATTATGATAAACGTACAAGATGAATATAGAGGATTATTATCAGGTGTATTCCACGGCGGAGCACAAAAAGAGGATAGAACAGGAACTGGGACGTCCGCTGTTTTTGGAAGAATATTACAGCATGATATGTCCTCCGGTTTTCCATTGTTAACAGCTAAAAAAATATATTTTAAACATGCACTTACGGAAATTTTATGGATCCTTCAGGGACGCAGCGATCTTGCTTACCTGCACGAACACGGTGTTACTTATTGGGATGATAATTATAACAAATCAGGCAGATCGGATGGAACTTTGGGCTCTGTTTATGGCAAGCAGCTTCGGGACTTTAATGGCGTGGATCAGCTTCAGATCATACTCCAGCAAATCAAACAGAACCCAAGCTCAAGGCGCATTATGGCAAGCTTATGGAATCCCATTGATTTGGCTGATATGGCACTTCCTCCTTGTCATTATAGTTTTCAAGTATATATAAACGAAGGAAAGCTAGATTTAATGTGGAACCAAAGATCTGCTGATGTTTTTTTAGGTTTACCTTATGATTTTGCAATATATGGTTTACTTTTGTTAATGCTAGCAAAGGGGGCAGGATATAAGCCAGGTAGGCTTACAGCTTCGCTAGGCGATTGTCATTTATATAATAACCATATTGACCAAGCTAAAGAACAATTGTCTCGTGATTTTAAAGAACTTCCTACTGTTGAGTTAGAAAAAGGTATTGTATTAAGACAAGACTTAGGAGGATATATTTATTTACCAAGTCATAGAGATATTAAATTAATTAATTATAACCCACATAAGCCAATTCCGGCTCCTTTATCAACATAAAATTATGTATTTTATTTATCACATTCCTGGTAAAAAAATAGGTGTTACGCGTGATCTTAATAAGCGTGTAACGGTTATACAGGGATATAGACCAGATGAATATGAAGTTCTTGATTCTAGTGAAGATATAAATTATATATCTGACAAGGAGATAGAACTTCAAAAGTCTTATGGTTATAAAGTCGACAGACAAAAATATAAAAATTTATATTCTCAAAAATCAAATAAAATGAAAATAAACGTTACTGAACAGACTACTACATTCCCTATTCCGCGTATTAAATTAAACGGGTGGTTAATGGAAAACATGAATCAAGAATGGGAAACCTCTCATGGCAAATTTATTTTAACTCCAGAAACAATTAGATGGATTACAATAAATTCAAAAAAATCTATGTATAACGATAAAAAAAGTTATATTTACAATAAAGCTTATTATGAAGCTTTTTTAAACCCAGAGCATAACCCTGGTTTTGTTGAGCAATTAGATATTTTTAATAATATTAGAGAATGGGCAGACGAAAGAGGTTTGTATAAAAATGGAGATCCAAAAACACAATTAATTAAATTATATGAAGAATCAGGGGAGTTATCCCAGTCCTTACTTAAAAATGATAAAGCGGGTATTATTGATGCTATTGGCGATAGTGTTGTTGTTCTTACTAATCTTGCCCACCTTGTCGGTACCGATATTGAAACTTGCATTAAGTCTGCTTATGATGAAATATCTAATAGAACTGGTAGAATGATTAATGGTACATTTGTTAAAGATGAATAAAAAAGAAATTGAATTTAGGGATCCAGTTGTTGAACGCGTAGTAGACAAATTTATAACTAGATCAGACGTAGGTTTTAAAAAATATGGTATAACACTTGACAATGATCCTTCAGATGTATTTGCGTGGATTAATCATTTACAAGAAGAATTAATGGACGCTACACTATATCTTCAAAAGCTTAAAGAAACAACAAGTATAGAGTTACAAGAAGCTTTATTAAAAAAATATGAAAATGATTAGAAGACGGCCATATAAAAAAAAGAAACGTGGCCCAGTTGTTTCAAAAAAAGTTTCATATGATGGAATTAATTTTGCTTCGGGACTTGAAAGATATATGTATATGGCTTTAAAAAAAGCAAATATTAAAGCTAAATATGAAGGGGAAACGTTTGTATTATTAAATGGATTTCATTTTGAAAATGGGGTGTATGAACGACAATCTAATGGCAAAGGTGAATATAAAAATAGGGGAAGTAAAAGAATATTACCTATTAAGTATACGCCAGATTTTATAGGAGATAATTTTATTATTGAAACTAAGGGTAGAGCAAATGAATCATTTCCCATGCGATGGAAGCTATTTAAAAAGCTTGTTACAGAGCAATTCCCAGAATATACTTTATATAAACCACAGAATCAAAAAGAATGCGATATAACGATAGAATTAATCCTGAGCAGTCTAAAAAAATAGCTAGGAATAAATATGCGGAGAGGCACATTGATAAGTTTATTAAATGGAGCGTAGAGACTAGAGGAAAATTATTATATAAAGAATTAGAAGAGTTACATGATAAATACAATATAAAATGTTATGGCAAAAGTAATATCAAACAACTATAAAGCAAAACCAAAAGTAAAAAGACCAGGGGTACACTCAAAAAGCAAAACTTCTAAATTAAAAACAAGCAAAAATTATGTTAAAAGATATCGAGCCCAAGGGCGCTAGTTGGGAATTAAGCTTAGGGCTTTACCCTGGAATATTGTTAGGAATTAGAACATACATAGAAGAAGATTCTATTTTACACGTATTATATTTACCTTTTGTAGATATAGCTTTAGAAATTTTTAAAAATTAACTTTAATTAAATTAAACATTATGAAAAACTATTTTATTATTGCAGTGCTATCTTTAGCTTTAACATCTTGTGTATCTCCAGTGCATTTTTTGGGGGGATCACAATTATTTCTTGATTCAGGTGTAAATTATAATTTGCCCATAGAAAATAACGATCAATCTGTTATATGTAGAGATCTACAACCTTATGCTAGAGTAAATTATAGAATTCATATTTTTGATACAAGAAAAACAAATAAAAAATAAATTATGGGATTATTTGATCCGCGAGTAACATACAAACCTTTTGAATACCCTGAATATTACACAGAAGGTTGGCTTAAACAAGCTCAAGCTTTCTGGCTTCATACAGAAATATCTATGTCTGGTGATGTTAAAGACTGGAATGAAAAATTAACATCAGAAGAAAAAAATTTAGTAGGTAATATTCTTTTAGGATTTGCGCAAACAGAATGTGCGGTTTCTGATTACTGGACTCAAAAAGTTGTTAGTTGGTTTCCTAAACATGAAATACAACAAATGGCTATGATGTTTGGTAGTCAAGAAACCATACATGCTGTAGCTTACAGCTATTTAAATGAAACATTAGGACTTGATAATTTTGAAGCTTTCTTACAAGATGAGGCAACAATGGAACGATTTGAAAACCTCGTTGCTTATGAGGGATCTGAAAAAATTGGTATTGGAAAATCTTTGGCTGTTTTTTCTGCTTTTGCTGAAGGAGTTAGTCTTTATTCTGCTTTTGCTGTGTTGTATTCTTTTCAATTAAGAAATTTATTAAAAGGAATTGGTCAGCAAATGAAATGGTCTGTAAGAGATGAATCATTACACAGTAGAATGGGTTGCACTTTATTCAAACAAATGTGTGAAGAAGACCCTAATTTATTACACAACTGTAAAGATGATATTATTAAAGCAGCTGAATCAATGCTTAAAGCAGAAGAAAAATATATCGATAGAATGTTCGAGCTTGGAGACATTGAAAACCTTAGAGCTTACGATCTTAAACAATTCATTAGAAAACGTCTCAATGAAAAATTACAAGAACTTGGTTACTCTGACTTCGGGAAATACTTTGCGTTTGACAAAAAAGCATCAGCAAATCTTGACTGGTTCTATCATCTTACCGGGGGGCATACTCATACTGATTTTTTTGCTGTTAGGCCGACTGATTATTCAAAAGCTAATGAAGGCGAAGACTTTGACGACATATGGTAATGAGAAAATGTAATAAATGTAATAA